ATGCACTTGCACTGTTTCCTCTCGGTACACCTTCCCTATTTCCTCTGCTATGTACTCATGCCCCTCCTTGTACTGGAAGAACACCTCATCATGTATCTGTGCCTTGATGCGCAGCCTGCCCCTATGGGTAGTCATCTGCATCCTCCATGCCTTGTAGAATACTTTGTTCACAATCATCACGCTTAGGCTCTGCGGTGGATGCGCCACTAGAGCGTTCAGTGCTGGCTTGTTGTGCGGGCTAGGGCGCAGGAATGTTCTGCGTGTCCAACCTGTTGCACCCACCAGCTTTCCTGTAGCCAACACCTCACTGATTACCTCACCGTACCACCTGCCCTTAATGTCAGGGTATGCGTTACTGAAGCAGCCCAGCAAGTGCCTGCATATTTCCATAGCCCCGAAGTAGCGTGGCAAGCCAAGCAAGCGGGCTGCCTTGAACACATCCTTCGTGCCCATAGTTTCCCACAGCGTGAACGCTCCCATGTTGTAGTTCGCTCCGTGATTCACCCTCTTGGCTGTGGTGCGGATGTCCTTGCGGAGCACCTTGGCTTCCAGTACAGAGCCATCCTCTAGCACACACTCCTGCTGGTACAGCTGGCTGAATGGTATGCCAAAGAACAGGCTTGCGTTCGTACAGTGGAAGTCAGGGCTAGTCTCCACAGTGTGCATTAGGTTTTGGTCTTGGCTTATGTATGCTGTACACCTGCTCTCTGCTTGGCTACCGTCCACGCTACCGAACAGCCACCCTGCATCAGGTATGAACTGGCTCTTAGCGTATGCAGGTATGTTCTGTATCTGTGTGCCTACCCAGAAGTTGCTGGCTTTGCTGGCCATGCGCCCTGTCTCTGTACCTGCTGGGTCTAGCTGGTATAGCAACCTCTTGCTCATAAGGGGGAACTCGTAGTATGTGCTGATAGCCTTGCTTGCTTTCCTGTAAGTCTGTGTAAGCTCCACTAGCAGGAGGTTCAGGGGATGCCGCTCTGCGAACTTCTGCATAGCCTTCTTATCTGTACCTTCCTCGCTGCTATGCCCCATGATTTCCAGTAGTGTGCCTACTTGCTTGGGGCTACTAGGGTTGAACTTAGGTACACCGAGTACATACTGTAGCCTGCCAAGTGCTGTAGCCTTCTTCTCTTGCTCTATGGCCATGAGCCGTGCACGCTCAGCACTGTCCACCAGTATACCCTCCAGTCCACAGTGCAGGCTGGGGAACACAAGAGGGAACTCTTGCAGGTAGTTGCGGATTGCGTACTGGTGCTTACCTTGCAGGATGTGGCGCAGTTGCCCCAGCCATACCCACAGGGTAACGTGTGCGTCACGGCCATTGTACTCTAGCCGATTGTATCCAGCCATCTGCTTCCAGTACCGCACCTTGAGGCAGTACAGTTGCGCCATGTATGCAATGTCCGCAGGAAGCTCAGAGTACAGGCAATGCTGTAGGTTGTAGGTGTCATAGAACCAGTTCCGCATAGGTGCACCGAAGCGCAGGAAGTAGCTTGCATCGTACTGTCCGTTCTGCATTACCTTTGGTACAGTGGTTGCGTTCATCTCGCGCATGAAGTGCAGCGCACCCTGCCAGTCCTTGAGGAAGTCAATGGCGCAAGTGTTGGTGGCTATGCTGCCGTCAGGCCGCAAGGTAGCCAGCGTGTATGCTATACTTGTGATGAGCTGCTGGTCTGCTCCTTCCTCCCCGCGCACAGTCTCAATGTCCACTGCACACAGGAACGCCTTGCTCGCAATGTCCAGCCAAGCTGGTGTGTGCGCTGAGGTAACTTCTGTGTAGAAGAACGGTGTGGGCTGCACGAACTCTCTCGGGTGCGTTAGCTTACGGAGCAAGCGGTCTATGTACCACACCATGTGCGGCTCTTTCCAAGTGCGTGCAAGCTCAGGTATCAGGAGCACCTGCAAGCCATCGCGCTCAAGCAGGCTGCCGCAGTTAGCGTCCGCTGTGCCTTCAAGCTGCGTGAAGAAGAATGGGAACTGAGTAGTGGCAATGGCTGTGCACCCCAGCTTGCGAGCTTCCCCTTTCACTTGTGTCCAAGTGTGGAACTGCTCGCTGCGTATGTACACTTTGCTGAAGTTGCTTGTGTTTATCTTGCCACTGTACTTTGCGTCTCTTGCGTGTACTACCAGCATGAGGTTCATGTTGACTCCTGTGAGCTTGCTCTGTTAATGCAAAAGCCCCCACCAACATTACGCTGGCAGGGGCTAGAGGGTGTAGGGCTTAACCTGCTGGCAGCTCTAACGCTTTGATTTCGTTGTAGAACTTGGTCTTGTCGTCCTTATCAGCACGCTGGCCGATAGTGGCTTCAAACTCCAAGCCGCCAATGTTGTCAATGAAGTCCACGATACCGCTGTGACCCATAGCTTCGGAGATTTCACCGAAGTAGCGTTTGAGCTTGCCCAAGCCAAAGCTGCCGAAGAAACGCTCGCTGTACGGTGCACCTTCCGCTGGCTCTTTGCCTGCATCTGCTGCTGGATTGGCAAGCTCCATCACGGAGACCAGTTCTGCGCTGAGGTTGACGCTGCCCTTCTCGCGGTCAAGCACGCCTTTGGTGAAGCGTATAAGGTATGTGCCTACAGGCCACAAGGAAAACTCAGGTAAGGTTTCCACGTCATCCCAGTTGCCTTCTAACAAGGCGTTGAACTGTTGCAATTTTTCTTCAGGAGTCAAGGTAGTTTTAGTAGCCATGATACGATTCTCTCTATGCTGTGTACGATATGTACGGGTTAAGGTGTACGTTACGGACTGTAAGGTACGGGATGCTCTAGGGTAGAGACACCCACACAGCACCCGCAAGGCAGGCACTGTAGGAGGGTTCTAGTTAGCTGGCTTGTCCCCTGTGGTGGGTACTGCACTGGCATTAGCTTTCATCTTCTGTGCCAGCTTCTGTGCTGCTGTCATGGCTGCCCCTGCTGGCACAGCTTCCTTAGCAGCCACCGTTCCAGTACCACGCAGCAAGTCACTGAGCTGTGCCCCACTCTCCAAGCTGACTGCCGAGCGACTGCCAGTCATAATGTTTGCACGGTAGCTGGTGCTGCTTGCTGCTTTGTGTGCACCGTTCTGTCTGAACAAGTACGCAACATGGTCGAAGTACCGAGCTGCTTGGCGGGAGAAAGCGCGTGTACCGCACACAGGGAAGATGGTGTCCTTGCCGTCCGTCTGCTCCACAATGTCCTCATGCCCAATGAACAGGCGGTGGAAGTTGGCTTGCTGCATATTGGACAGGATGCTCTTGAGTAGCATCCCTTGGTAGCCGTACTCATCGAAGCCCATCTTGGCTGCCTTGTCAATCAGAGTAGCTTGCATGGCTTGGCTGGCATGGAAGCCTGCACTGTCACTGAGCTGGGTCATGGAGTCAATCACCACTACCCATGTGCTGTCCAGCTTGCTGGGGTCGAACACTGTGAACGCCTCAGGCTGCTTGCACTCTTTAACCGCACACGCTACCTTACCGTGCTCATGGCAGATATGCAGCGGGGTGCGGGCTGCGAACAGCTTGCCAATAGTGGCCACCGCTACAGGGTTGAGAGGTGTATCAGGTAGCGCAAGGTAAGTAATGCGCTCCTGCGCTTCAGGGGACAGGCTGTTCTGCAAGGTACGGATACCCTTCTCTAAGTCAATCCAAAACAGGTTGTAGCCCTGCTCTGCAAGCTGGCCAGCAAGGTATGTCTTGCCAGTCTTAGCTGCACCGTACAGGAACACGCTCTGTGGCAGCTCTGTTGCCTTCATTTGGGATAGTTTCATGCTGCCCTCGCGTGTGTTTGGTGTACAAGGTTCATGGTGTATGCTCGCTGTAGGTTATGTTGTAGGGTGTAGTACCGTTTGTGTGAGGTCAGTATTACACAGAAAATGGAAAGGGTCAACACTTCTGTGTGGAGGATGCAGGAGGTTACTCCTGCAGGGCAAGCAACTGCTCCAGTGTAAGCACCAAGTCCACCTCATCAAGGCTCATGCTCTCGTAGCTTCCTTGCTCAGGCGGTGCAAGACTGGCTGTGCTTAGGTCACAGGTCATGAAGTGCTCACAAGGCCTGAACCAGTCCATGCAGCTACCTCCACGCTTAGGCCATATGCCGTGCTCTGCGTACATATCCATCTGTGCCATGTCCATTAGGATGGAAGCTATCCACTCCACACGCTCGGCAGGGCTCTTGGTGAACTCCATGATTTGCATGGTGCGCCCGCTTGCATCATAGCACAGGTACTTCACATAGTAGGCTGGCTGGGTAAGCTCGGTAAGCCCGAGTGCTTGCAGCACCACATTGTACCCCAGTGTTTGGCTACTGTTTGCCCAGTCCGCTTGGCTTGCTGGCTTGCTGCCAGTCTTAATCTCGAACACGCACAGCTCACGGGTGTGGCGGTTGCGGAGCACAATGTCTATGTGCCCCTGATAGCTATACCGCCCAGCCTGTATGTAGAACATGAGCTCTATCATAGGTTTACCCTGCGGGGCTTGTGGGGTAGGAGGTAGGTATGCTAGCTCCCACTCCTCCAGCAGAGCAGGTGCTTCCTGTGCACAGAACGTGCGCACCGCATGGATGGCTTCCCATATGGACTTCTTAGCCATGCTTGCTGTTGTGGCCTCAGGGTCTAGCTGGTACATATCCCATGCTGCAACCGCTGCCACTACTGCCCGCTGTTCTGCACGCTCCATTGCTACAGCATATTCCTCCTCCTTGTGTGGGTCAATATCATAGTTAGCCTCTAATGGAGGGCTGGGTGCATACTGCAAGAAGGTCTGCACTCCAGCACCGTATGCATGGCCGAAGGCTGTATGCATGGTAGGGCTGAAGCTCTTGCGCCCCATGAGTTCACTGAGCTGGAACTTACGTGGACATGAGTACAGCGTGTTCAGGCGGCTATAGCTGAGGGCTATGACACCCTCCTGTGCTACATAGCCAAGCCGCTTGGGTGGCTTAGGTGCACCTGCTGGTGGAAGCCCCACCTCTGCCCACGGTGCATCCCAATCAGGGTGCGGATTGTACCCGCTGGCGCGTACGCCTGTGCTAGAGCCCGTCATCTTCTGCCTCCTTCATGGCTATTGCTTTCTTGGCTGCGGCTGCACTTTTGGGCTTGGCTGCAATTATCTGCTTGCCGCTCTGTGCAATGAAGCCCTTGTATGTGGCTGCAATCTGCTCATCTGTGAGAATGTGCATGAGCTCAGGCTCTGCCCGAAGGTGCTCGTGTATGTCAGCTAGGAACTGCCCCAGCTGTGGCTCTTGCTGGAGCAGAGCTGTGGCCAGTGACTGGCAAGCAGTAGCAAGCTCAGGGCAGCGTTCCCGCAGCTCATCCTTGCAAGCAAGCTCAGGTGCTTTCGGTGGAGGCAAGTTAGCAATGCGCTCCGCTTCCGCTGCTGCCTCCTGCTGTGCACGCAAGGCAGCTGCCTTCTTAGCTAGCATTGCGAGGGCTACAGCACTCACAGGTGCAGCAGGTGCGGGCTCTGGAGCAGGAACAGAGGGCACAGGGGATGGCTCGCTTCGCGGAGCCACGCTTCCGCCTGCGTTCCCTAGCTGGGATAGGGTGCGTTCCCGTTGCGCACGGAGCCGTGCAAGCAGCTCCTCTTTTGTGGGTTGGCTCATGGTGCAATACCTCTTAACAAGTGGATGATGGCTGCCAGCGGTACACCCACTGGAGCAATGATGAAGTACGCAACTCGCAGGTGTGCTGGCATGGCTGCAACATCCATGAGGTGCTTCTTGTGTTTGTAGCTGTACAGGGCTCTTTGCTCGAAGGAGCTGTGCCAGTGTATCCAGTAGACCAGTGTTGCCAGTGCAAGCAGCACTAGCTGGAAATGTTCTTGTATCACGGTGTGCTCCACTAAAGCTGTATGGGATGAAATAGGGTGAACTGCACCCCACAGGCTGCACCTTCCTCATCTTGTATGTAGGTGCACCGCAGGGTAGCTGCTGGGTAGTTGTGGTTGTATGGGGTGTCCTTTACCTTGCGCTTCTGTACTCCACGCTTGATGCGTAGGCACTTGTCAGCTGGGCAGTGCACTGTGATGCTATCTCCTGTAGTGCCAGCCAGCTTGACTGTGCGCCACAGCTCCTCATAGTGCATACTGTTCTTCTGCTCACGGGGCAGAGGGCGCAGGTCATTGCTTGCTGGGTCATTCAGCTTGGGGCTCATGGTGTGCCTCCGCTTGGGGGTAGTATGGTGAAGCACGGAACCTCAGCCTCCACCTCTGTGAACCACAGTTCTACACCTTTTGAGGTGGTAAGTGTGTTCACTCGGATGGCTGGGTAGTCCATGCCGTACTGTCCAGCTTCTCTGCGGTAGCGCGTGCTAAGCTGGTGCATCTTGTTTGTCAGGAGCTTAGCTGGCACACCCTCTACCAGTATGCGATGGCCTTGCTTGCACGCATCGTACATTGGTACGTACTTGCTCACGTTGCGCTGCTCGCTGCTCATGAGGCCTAGGCCATCATCCTGCTCCCACTGCTGGTCTTGTGCTGTCATAGTGTCCACTCCTTAAGTCCGCGCAGGTTCTGCCACATATAGCGAGGCACAGGCCAAATCTCTGCTGCATCTATGCCTAGCACCCGTGCACTGGCTGCACTGGTGTATGCTTCCACTAGCACCATAGCTTCTGCGCTGGCTAAGCCTGCATCCTGTAGCGCACTCTTGGGGAAGCTGGCTACTACAGCATTGACTTGTTCCAGTGCTGGGAGCAGCTCGGTGCGGCCACGCAGGTCATGCCCTAATGCCACTGAACGGGTACTGCGTATGTTATCTGCGTAATGGAGGGCAGCCTGAAAGTAGGCTACTTCATCCAGCATTGTACCCTGCGGCAAGTGGTTGCGCATGACCTGCAAGTGGTTGATTGCAGCGCACTGGTGCAGCGTGCTCCAGCCCTTGTCCAGCTTGTGCTGTGCTAGCACCATTTCCAGCATGAATACTACTTGCTGGCACAGCTCCTCTGGAGCACAGTTGTGTGCAGGTAGCTCCAGCAGGGCTGCCTGCCTGAGGTGTGCCGCTTGGTGCTGGTTAGGTCTGTGTGGTTTGCGGCTCATATGGCCTCCGTAGGTGTGCAAGCTCAGTGCTTGCTTGTTGGGTTAAGTGTGCTGTAGCAGGTAGCTTCCTGCATAGCTGGTTGTAGGTTAGCATATCTTCTCGGCTCATGTGTGGCCACCCTGCACAGGCAAGCTGCTGGGTAACCAAGTAGTAGCTTGCGCTCAGGGGCTGTAGCTCACAGCTTCCGCAGGCTTGCAGCACTGGACTTGGCTGGCCAAGTGTGTTGCTATGCACCGTGCCGCAGCCTATGCACCGCACGAACTGTGGCACTAGGTGGTAGCTGCGTGGAGGCTTGCTGCCACTGTATGTGAGCGGTAGGCTAGGCACTAGCCAAGCTGTTTGGTATGGCGTGCCAAGCTGGAACAATCGCAGCGGACAGCTTAGTGCAAGAAACGCCATGTAGTGCAAGCGTAGCATAGCTTGCTCAGGTGCTTCCATGTTGTGCCTCCACCTTCCGTTCCAGCAAGCGTTCTGCTTTCCGTGCTGCACTAGCTAGGTCTAGCTTGCTACTGTGCATGGTACTTGTGGCCACCAGCAAGCACAGCCACTTGTACGGGCTAAGCTCCCCTTCTGCTGGCTCAAACAAGGAGTCAGGCAGAGTTGGGCTAACCTGCAAGAAGCAAGTCCTAAATGGGAAGCTCTCTGCTACAGCCACCAGCAGTGCTAGCTTCTGTGCTTCCAGTGCTGTAGGCACTTGGTGTTCTGCGTGCTGTGCCAGTACTTTAGTATAGCAAGCAAGCAGCTTGCCTATGTAGATGCGCTCTGCTTGGCTCTTAGCTATGTAGCCTACAGGTAGTGTAAGTTTGCTCATGGTATCACCTTCTGTGTGTGTTGGGGTATGTGTGCTGTGGAAATGTCGTGCTAACCCGTACACTCTAGCATACGGGCTTGCAGTTGTCAAGGCTTGCTTGCTGGAGGCTAGAGCATCACCTCGTATAGCTGCTCTATCCGCTGGCGTACAGCTTGTGTGCTGTGAGTGTGCATATAGGCTCGCATGAGCTGTACACTGTACCACTTGGCACTGTGCTCTCTAGGTGCTGCTAGGCTGGGCAGGTAGAGCATACAGGCTTGGAGCTGCATGTCCTCTAGTATGCCTGCTGCCTTGCTGCGTAGCCACGGGTACTTGGTAAGCACCAGTGCTATGTGTTGCTGTGCTTGCTCCAGTGTGGCTGTGTGTAGCTTGTGCGGGGTGTCTATTCCGCACGGGTTCTGTGCTACTGCTTGCGGCTGTATTGGTTGCTGTGAGCCATAGGTTACATTCGGGCTGTGGGTTGCTTTGTTGTTCATGTTGCATTCTCCCTGCTGTGCAGGTTAGGGTTAGGGTTGCAGGGAACAGAAGGTTTCTATCGTGAGGCGCTTCGCGGCCTCGTGGCTTCTGTTCCCATGTGTTCCTCTAGGGGTTATGTGCCGTACTGTGTAGGCTCTGCCATGAAGGCTTGGTACTCCTCCACACGGTCTGCAAAGTGTCTGCACTTCTCGCGCCAGTTCTTGCCAGCTATGCTGGGGCGTAGTATGGCTTTAGCTATGGTGTTGCTCACACCGCTTGCTGTGTCGCTTGGGCTGTAGTACACGTGGAGCTCCTCCCGTGCTCGGGTCATTGCAGTGTACACCAGCTCCCTGTTGAGCTGGCTCACATGATGTGCTGTGGCTGCGAAGAACACCTTCCGCCACTCGCTGCCCTGCGACTTGTGCACTGTGAGTGCATACCCGAAGGCCAGCTCGTTCAGCTCCCCCTTAGTGGTGAGGCTTACAACATCCTCCGCTGTGGCTTCCTTCATTGCTGCGTCCAAGCTGTCTGTGCCCTGCGCTAGCACTAGGGTAACAATGTGGCTGGCTGCAAGCTTGCGCTCGCTGCCATCCTCCTCGAAAGCCAGCTCCAGCAGGGCATCAAAGTCGTCAAGCTCCACAGGCTGTGTGCTGGGCTTGCTCTTGTAGAACCCTGAGCGCATGAGGTCTGGGCTGGCTTCCTGCGGTGCTTTCCCTGCATAGGCTCTGTTGCTGCTTATGCTCTCCACAAAGTACTCCTCCTTGTTGTGCACCACAAAGTCCCCCACTGCTAGGTACTGCTTACCCATGCCGCACAGTATCTCGTGCACCACAGCTTGCCGTTCCTCGCCCATCCACTGTGCTACCCACTGGTTCACTAGGGTGCTGCCGAATGTACCGTCCTTGCCATGCGGCAGAAGGATGACATCTTGGTGCGGCTTGTATGTGCCCTCTAGGTAGTGCTTGTGCATGGCCTTGGCTAGCACCCGCGCTTGCTCAGGTGCAGGGCGCATCTTGCTCAAGGGCTGGAACACTAGCTTGCCACCGCTGCTCTCTGTGATTGCCTGTAAGCTGGCATCACTGGGCGGTATGCCCTTCAAGCTGTACTTGTGCTGGAAGCTGAGGATTGGACTCTCCAGTGCTTGGCGGTACACTTGGGTAAGCTCCACCACTGGCAGCTCAAGGAGCTTGTAGCCTAGCACACTGAGGCCAAACACTGGCTTGAGCTGGTTAAGGTCTCCAATGAATATATAATGAGCGTTCGGTGTGGCCTCCAGCAACTTCTTCCACAGTGGAAGGTCTACCATACTGGCCTCATCCACTACCACTAGCTCCAGCGTGGTGATTGGCGTGAGTGCTGTGTAGGTAGGCTCGAAGCGCATGGTGCGCTCCACTGTGCCGCTTGCGCTCACATAGTCATAGTACACTGGCGCGAACTTGAGGGTCTTGTGGATAGTGCGGCAGTTCTGTAGCGCAAGCTGCTGTACTCGTATGTCCTGTATGCCCTTGCAGCTCTTAATGAGATTCTTAACTGCTCGGTTGGTGAAGGCCACACAGCTTACTGTGCAGTGCTCTGCGCTCCCTCCCTGCTCAATGAACCGCTGTAGGGCATCCGTTATGACTTGGCGTACGCAAGTGGTCTTGCCTGTACCTGCTGCTCCCACTAGCACGAAGCCCTTGCCCTCTGTGCCTAGCCGTATGGCCTCCGCTTGCTCCTCATTCCACTCCAGACCTGCACCTTGCACAGCTCGTGCTGCTGCCTGCCGTTCCAGAGTTTCCGCTAGCAGGGCGGCTGCTGGAGACTGCTTGGCACGCTGCGCCAGTATGCGTGCTGCAAGCTCACTTAGGCGTGCTGTCTGCTGTGGGGTAGGGGCTGGCTTACTTGGTGCTTGCTCTAGCGCATCCTGCTTGGCTCGCATCTTAGCTAGTGCAGCCAGCACTTCAGGGCGTGCTTGCACAGCGGGCTTGCTAGGTGCAGGTGCAGGCTGCTGTGCTGGTTGCTTGGGGTCGGAAGCTGACGCTTCCTGCGTGGGGTGGCTGGCTCCGCCGAGCCGTACACTGCGTGGCTCACCCGCTTGCTCTACCGTACTGGCTGCTGTGGCCTGTGCTGCTGCTCTCTTGGCTAGTGCAAGCTGCATTGGTGTAAGTGCTGTGCTCATTTGGCTGCTCCTTGTGCTGCACGCGCTGCAATAGCACGCTGCATGGGTGTTAATTCTGCGGGCTGTGCGGGTTGTGCTGCTGGGGCTTGTACTGGTTGTGGTGCTGGTGCACCGATTAGCGGCTTACAGAATGAGCAAGGGCAGTCCACAGCGTGTGAGCTTGTGTCCACTGGAAGCAGCTTAGGTGCTGGCTCTGTGCTTGCAGCTTGTATGCTGGAGGACTGCTCCAGTGCAGCTTGCAAGCGTGCTGCTATAGCCTTCGCCATCTTGCCATCTGCGTTCTTGTCACCTACCTTGCTGCTGGCAGGTACAACCACATAGCCTATCTTGCTTGTGAGGCCAAGCCCTGCGTACTGCGCTTGTATGCCCGCTATGGTGGATGCAGCTTGCTGTTCATCCTCCTCGCTCATTGCGAACTGTGCAAGCTCCTGTGCTTGCTGTAGCATACAAGTGTCTAGGTGCTGGAGCACTTGCTCCAAGGCTTGCGTGCGCTTTACACCTACAAAGTACGCCTGTGGGTAGTTGTGCAGGAGCTTGTCCTTCACAAGCTGGAGCACGCTCAGAGCTGGAACATTCTTGTGTGCTGTAGCAAGCAGCCAGTTGCTGTGCCGCTCTGTCCAGCCCACAGTATTCTGCAAGTCTAGCATAGTGTCCGCCACACTTAGCAGGCTGGAGCGTATGCCTTGTGCTGCCTTGCGAGCTGCTTGTACCCGTAGGGCATCATCCAGCTTGCTTGAGCTGCTGCGTTCTAGCTTGCGTTCCTCCTGTGTTTGGTAGCTGAGGCTACCCACTCCAGCGTACGCACGCCATGTGGACTCCAGCCACTCCAGCATACCCTCCGCACTGGTGTCCGCACTGTGCACATATTGTGGGTACGAGCTGCGCCATGAGCTTAGGTTGCCTAGCTCCTGCACAAGCTCCACAGCCTTGTGGATGCTTGCACCGAAGTAGCTTGCTGGCACTGGCTTGCTACAGCGTAAGCCTCCCAGTGTGCATAGCTTGTGCAGCCCGCGCCACAGTAGCCATTCTGTGCCCAGCTTGAGAGCTTGGCTAGGTGGTAGGTCAGAGGTGATTAGTGGGTGCAGCTGGCTCAGGTGCAGCTTGCCGCTAGTGTAGCAGATTGCCATGCTGTAGCGTACGCCAGAGAGCGGGCAGGTTACAGTGGACAGGTTGTGGGCTTGTGCTTGCTTGGATGCTGTAGTCATGATTTTGTTGTACCTTCTGTGCTGGCGCAGCTTGCGCCTCCTGTTTTAGTGTATCCTAGCATCCGTGTTAGAATTTGGGTCTAAGCTCCGAGTATAGCACAAGCTGCACAAAAAGTCAATACCCCTTTGTGCAGGGTGCACCTGCTTTTCATCCGTAGGATGGATACCACTTTGCGCTCCCTGCGGGTGGGTTTGTGCTGTAGGCTGTGTGTGGCGTGAGCTCGCAGGGTGCAGGTGTGTATGTGGTGCAAGCCACTGTTCCGAGCACTTGCGGGGTGTTGCGCTTGATTCGGGGTGTTCCTGTTGATTCAGTGGGGTGGAGGGTCTGTGCGTAGGGTGCGGGTGCTGTAAGCTGTGGAGGGCTGTTTTGGTCGCCTGCAGGGGTAAAATAGGCTGTTTTGGGGTGCAGGAAAGAGGAATGAAGATTTTATACCCCCCATTAAAAAATTTAACCTACACACTACACACCTCACACTCTCCTACCTAATCACCTCCGCACCCTGTGTGCACCTTACAACTCACTCTCCAACACCCTCGCAGCCTGCCAGCCTAGCCTGTAGCGCAGCTTGCTGCACCCTGTACCTGTAGCCTGTGGGGGGAGACCCCACCCTACCGAATCAGCAGGAACTGGCAGGATATCCCGCAATCCGCAGGAACTGCACGGAACTGCACGGAAGTGGTCGGAATGGTGAGCTGCGGTGCTATGAATGGTGAGCTGCGGTGCTGTGGGGTGCAGGCATAGCCCACGCAGGAGGGCGCGGTTGCGCTCCCCCGTCCACAGCTTGCAGCCCAAAACCTGTGTAGCCTACAGTCCACAGTGGGGTGGAGGGTGCGCCAGCAGCGAAAAGGAACTCGCATCCCTGCTCGTGCTTCCTGCGCGCTCCCGCTTGCACCCGCTGCGCTCGGCTTTCCACGCTTCGCTGCGCTCACAGCACAAGAGCCTAGGGGCTTACGGGCATGGCTTACCAGCCACCCACCACCGCCACCGCGCAGTCAGCTTACAGCTTTCCATGACCTCAGAAGTCAAAAGCAAAAGCGGTTGACAAGAGGGGGTCGCCCCAAAATGGTGCAGGCTGCGCACCAAAGTGGTGCATACTGCCATTTGTGTTACAGTATGTAACTTACAGCCCTGTTTGGTTACATCATGTAACCAAAGCCAGTAACCTGCTATAATTATCACAGGCCGCAGGATGCAGCCCACCGCCACCAAGCAAGGCACAGCTTACAAGGCACACACTCACAGAAGGTAAGAAATGAGCAACCACCAACCGCCCAGCACCCAGTACACAGGCACGCATAGCGCGCAAGCCTATCGCGAACTATGCTCAGAACTTTTCAGCATTTGGGCGCGTACCGTACGCAACCGCCCAAACTACGCACGCACCGCACGCGGCCTGTTAAGTAACACGCACGCCCTGTATGCAGCACAGCAAGCGTGCCCCACCGAGTACGCGGACAGCGTGCGCGCCGTACTAGCAAGGTTACAGCCTAGCCGCAACCGCCACCCGCAAAGAGCAACAGCACCGCATTAACCCGATGTGTAAGCCACAGGTTCGCAGCCTATACTTGCACCCATGCCGCGCACACGCGCAGCACTTTACCGCCACCAATGGCAACCACGCGCACAACGCGCAACAATAGAGAGTATAGAACCATGAACACCATCAAAACAGTAACCCCGTACCACTTTCGCAGTTTTCCAATAGCGACCCCAACAGCCAAGCAAGCGGCAGAGCTTGCCGCAAACCCAACAGCTTTCGAGGCCGTAGATGCTCAGGTACAGGGCGCAGTAGTCAAGAGCTGGAAGCGTAAAAGCACTAGCGCAGAGCTAGAAATCCCGACCTTGACAGCCTCCGACACCTTGCAGGGCGCAGAGCTTGCACTTGTGAATGACTTACTAGCCGAGCTAGTAAGCAATTTTGCAAAAACTCAGTACATTGATGCCTTCAAGGAGCTTGGCGACCACAGCTTACAGGCAATCATTGCCTATCGTGCCGAGATGGCAGCCCGTAAGCCTTCTGGCTTAGTAGCCCCTAGTCCAGAGGCACTGGCTATTGGCGCGACCCAATTTACGGCCTACCTCTCCGAAACCAAGCCGAAAATCGCGCCGCGTGTTATTAGCTCTGACCTCTTTAAGAGTGGCGTAACGGACGCAAGCATCAAAAAGTTTCTTGTGCAAGTGGACAGCTCTCGCGTGACCAACCTTACAGCACTGGCTCAGGACGCGCTCGACCTTGTGCCAGCTTTGGAGCTGGGAGCAGATGAAGCCAGCTGCACCCAAGCAATGACCTACCTTGTAGCACGCCTCAAGGCGTACCATGCCAAAATCTTCGGAGCAGCAGTAGAAGAAGATGACGGCATTTAAGCCACAGCCCACACCAACCACGCCTCGCAAGGTTCGCGCCTTGTGGGGCTTTTTTATGCCTGCAGCTTGACCAGCCCTTGCAGAGTGTACAAGTGTACACTGAAAAAAAAAATCGCCTCGCTCCGCTCGGTTCATCTGCGCACCCCACCTTCCACATACAAACCACAGGGCAGGCTCAGGCCACAAGAGCAAAAGCGTAGGCTCGCTCCACCTTCCGTGCTGTGCGCAGGCTGGAGACGATGAAGCTGGCAGGCTAGGAAAGGATGCGCTCTAGGCCGCGCAGGCCACAAACCCGCTGCGCCCCAAGAGCGTAAAGGCTGCTCGTTCCTCGCACTGTGCATCCTGCACACTTACGCCGCGTCCTGCGGCTACGTTAGCACTGGGCAATGCAGCGCGCATCGCTTCGCTCGGCACTAAGCCCTACGCCTCGCTGCGCTCGTTGCACAGAAGCGTGCACGCACACAAGACAGGGGGGTAGCGGCCTTTCGTCGCCCGCTATTTGTGGAATATCCTTTGTCACCTCCAGAAAATTTCTAAACTTTCCAGCGTGCGCTAATGTTTGCAGCACATTGCCCCCCCCCTGTGCCTGCACTCCCCCACCTTGCAGCCCCAGCCACCTAACCCGCTCAGTTCCCCGCCCCTGCCCCCTGCATACTAGCTGCATACACCACACCCATTTAGAGGCTGCCATGAGTAGCATCCCACCACACGAGCTTCCAAGCTACATAAGCACCTGCCTTGCAGAAGGCTTCACGCAAGAGGAGATAGCATCTGCACTCTCTGTGTCTCCAGCGTACATAAGCCAGCTATGCACCAAGCACCAGCTCTGCGTGCCAGCGCAGCAGCAGTTTGCGGACATTGACCAGCTATACCAAGAGGTGGAGCTTACAGCACTTCAGCAGCTTAAGCGCACCTTGGGCACAATCGGTGACCCCATGAAGCTGGCTCGCATAGCACAGACCATGAACGCTACCAAGCGGCGCAGCCTAAGTGCGCACCCCAGTGAGAACAAGCCCACAACAGTGGTGCAACTGAACCTTCCAGCAGCAGCAGCGGCACAGTTTGTGTTCAATGGCAGCTCGGAAGCGGTGGCGTGGAAGCAGGGAGGGGAAACTCACCAGCTTATAACCTGTACCACCACACAGCTCGACAACATGGCTGCACAGTTTGCAGCAAAACCAGTCCTTCTTCCTGTCATGGAGGACGGGCTATAGGAGATACGACCATGAAAACCTCTACTCGCAGCGCAGAAGCCCAAGCATTACGCTTGGCAGCAGCCCGTAAAGCAGCGCAAGCCTTATTGAGCGCACGGAAATGAGCACAGGATACAACCTAGAGGAAGTTCGCAAGCTAGCAGCCACTCAGCTCAACTTCTTTGCACCTCTTGCCCTTCCTGAGGTCTGTACACTGGCGTTCCCTCCGTATTATGAGGCATTGTGGAGCACCTTGCACGGGAGCTTGAGCTTGGAGCGTGCTTTTGACAAGTTCGCACTGGGCTTTCCACGTGGTCATGCAAAGACCTTGCTCCTAAAGCTGCTCATACTCTCTGTGGTGCTCAACACACAGAACAAGTTCATCCTCATAGTGTGCGCAAACCAAGACCGTGCGAAGGATGTGCTCCGAGATGTGTGTGCCATGCTGGACAGTCAGAACATACAGCAGGTGTACGGGAACTGGCGCACAGAGCTAAGCATAGACAAGGCAGAGTTCAAGCAGTTCACGTTCGGTGGGCGCACTATAGCCCTTGCAGCAGCAGGGCAAGGTACAAGTATCAGGGGTTTCAACGTAGGCTACAGCCGTCCTGACGTCATACTGTGTGATGATGCGCAGACCCGAGAGTGTGCAGCCTCCATAACAGAGAGCGTGCAATTCATTGAATGGTTCTTCGCTACCCTCATGAAGGCCAAGAATCCTACACGGTGTACGTACCTGTACATTGGGAACATGTACCGTGACCTCAAGATTAAGCCTAACCTCTATACCTGCCTACTACGCAACCTGCAAAAGAGCGCAAACTGGAAGTCCTACATTGTGGGGGCTATCCTAGCCAATGGACAGGCACTGTGGGAGGAGCTACAGCCACTTGAGCAGCTGCTTTCTGAGTACCTACAGGATACTGAGATGGGGCAAGGGGAGGTGTTTGCTGCGGAGGTGCTGAATGACCCAACTTACAAGCCAAAGAGTGGCCTAGACCCTACCAGCATTGTTACCATAGAACCCAATAGTAGTATGCTGCATCAAGGTAATTACATCATAATTGACCCAGCAGGGTACAAGAAGACCAGTGACCCTACAGCTATCGGGTACTGTGAGGTGTATGATGCAACCCCATGTGTGGTGGAGCTACACGAGGAAATCCTCACTCCAAGTGCCACAATCTACAGGGTGCTGAACCTTGCACAAGAGAAGGGCTGCAACCTAGTGTGCGTGGAGAATGTAGCCTATCAGGACACCTTGCTGTTTTGGTTCAACTTCATTTGCCACCAACAGAACCTACACGGTATAGAGTTCATGCCCATAACCACTGGAGGGTACAGCAAGAACTCCCGCATCCTGCGCTCCTTTGAGGAGGTAAAGGCTAAGGAGATTGCATTTACTCCTACAGCTCTTGCACTGTGGCTCTCAAGAGCCATGAGCTTTGACCCTTTGCGCACTAATAATCTGGATGATACACTGGATGTAGTAGCCTATGCCCCCAAGGTGTTTGCTACCTATGGCCACCTACTTGCAATACAGGGGCAAGCCAGCGTGTTGGAGCATGAGAACTTGCTCCCTGCAAGCCAAAGCCCTAGCTGCTTCTGAGCAGGTACAGCACTGTACGGTACAGTGAAGCGAGCTTCGGCGAAGCCAAGCCAAGAGCCTTTACGTATTGCAGCCCCCAGCCAGCCACCAGCACCTCACACTACAGGATACCACATGAACTACACCAAACAGACACTAACCTACCTAGAGGGCATAAAGGGGCGGTACTTGCAGCCCAGTATGCACTCAGGCTTGCGTGAGCGGATGCAGACCATTGACCGCTACATTCAGCGCACAGTGGATACCAGCCGTGAAGCGCAGGAGGCAGCAGCCTCCACAGCAGCTGGCCAGCGGGACAAGCACCGCAACCTTGAAGTGCCTATTTGCTTGCAGCAGATAGAGACAGCTCATGCAGACCTTGTGGGTACCTTCTTGACAGGGTATCCAATTTTTGCGTTTGCAGGCTCTGTGAACATACCTACCACAATCCCTGTGGCTGTGATGTACAACGCACTCATTGAGCGTGACCAAGACTTGTTCCGCTGGGTAAGCTCCATCCAAAAGAGCCTGCGGGATGCTCTGCGGTACAACATCATGTGTGCTGAGGTGTGCTGGGAGGAGCAGTCTGCTAGTGCGCTCATTATGAAGGATGGCAAGCGTGTAACTAAGAGCGTGACCCACAAGGGAAACTGCATAGACTACATTGACCCGTACAACTTCTTCTTTGATGAGACTGTAGGCTTCAATGAAATCTCCCAGCACGGTAGCCACTGTGGCTATGTGGAGCGCAAGAACTACCTGCGTGTGAAGACCTTCTTGCAGGAGCTGGATAAGCAGTTCACTGTAACTGGCAACTTCTCTAAGGCACTGGATAATGCATCTGCAAGCGGCAGTGGCCTGTACTTCATGCCTGATATCCACCCACTGGACACAACTGGCAGAGGTAACAAAGAGCCTGACTGGAGCAAGCTGTTCGGCATAGCCAGCAAGAACGCACAGCAGGGGGCTTGCGGTATGTACGAAGTGGTGACCATGTACGTGCGCATCATACCACAGGAGTATGGCATAACTGCTGCACGAGGTGGCACACCTGCACCCTTCAAGCTCATTTGGGTAGGTGAGAGTCTTGTGTACATTGAGCCTCTGAACTACGTGCATGGTATGTTCCCAGTGGTTGCAGCGCATGGCTATGACGACAACTTGGGCTTCAACAGCAAGAGCTTCGTGGAGAACATCCTAGATATGCAGGATGTAGCAACCTCTATGATGAATGGTGCTATGGCCTCCATGCGCAGAGCTGTCAGTGACCGTGCCTTGTACAACCCAGCCCTCATCAAGTCAGATGACATAAACAGTGCTAACCCAGCAGCTAAGATTCCAGTTCGTGGAAGCGCGTTCAATCAGAACCTGCAGGCTGCATACCACAGCATACCATTTGAAGACCGCCTAAGCCCACAGCTCATGCAGCATATGCAGACCGTGCTTGGCCTCAGCAATAGTGCTACTGGCCTCAATCAAGCCTCACAGGGTGCGTTCGTCAAAGGGAACAAGACGCTGGAAGAGTTCTCTACTGTGATGGATAAGAGTGGCGCACGCCAGCAGAAGTTCAACTTGGATGTGGACAACAACTTCTTCAGCCCCATGAAGCGTATGATTAAGCTCAACTATATGCAGTTTGCAGAAGCTGAGCAGCTTATGAGCAAGAGCGAAGACAAGCCTGTGCAGATTGACCCCATGCAGATGCTGGACTCTGAGGCAGACTACAAGATGCTGGATGGTATCTTCCCTGCAAGCAAGGCCATGAGTACAGATGTGATGGTTGCAGCCTTCAACACCATAGCACAGAGTCCTGAGCTGGACATGGAGTACAGCCGAGCCAGCATCTTTGCAGCTATGCTAGGTGCGCAGGGTGTGGACATAAGCAAGTTCAAGCGCAGCCCTGAGCAGATTGCACAACTTCAACAACAACAGGCGGCCGCAAATGCAGCAGAACAAGCCAAGTGATAGCACCCAAGATGACTACCGCATCCACCTTGTACTGGTACGGGTGCGTGAACTAGAGCAACTTATCCTGAATACGCCACTGCAAGGTGGCTCTCAGGAAGCTGTAAACTCTTATGCTCTACAACAAATGGAGTATAAGGGCGCACTACTGGAGGCTAGATACATCCTAGACCTCTTAACACAACCAATCCCACAAGCCACAGAGTAAGACACTATGTTCCCTACCTCAGCTCCACAAGCACCCGCTCCACAAGCTCCTCAGCCAGCTGCACCTCAAGCTCCTACTGGGAGCTTCATGGATATGTTTAACCCAGGCCGTCCAGCCCCAGCTATGCCAGACCCTTCAGGCCAGCCAGCTGCTGCACCTCCTGTAGCTCCCACAGCTCCCACAGCCCCAGCTGCTAGCCCCTTGGACACCTATGCCCAAGTGTTTAAGATAGACCCTAGCGCACCAGCGTCTCCACAAGCAGCAATGGCAAGCCCTCTGTTCAATATGGACAGCGCAGCTTTTGAACAAGCTGTAGGTGCTATGAACTTTGCACCGCAGGTGGATGCAGCACTGATGCAGCGTATCCAGCAAGGAGACCCTACTGCACTGCAAACTGCACTGAACCAAGCTACACAGCAAGCGTTCATGCAAGCGGTGCAGTTCTCACAGAAGCTGGTGGAGCGTGGAGTAGGCACTTACAATGAGCGGCTACAAGGCACTATGCCTGACACCTTCCGCAGCTTGGCTACAAAGAATGAGCTACAGATTCTATCTCCTGCCTCACAGCACGAAGCAGCGCGTCCACTCTTGGATGCTATGCAACAAAACTTCATGCGGGCTAACCCAGCCGCTACCCCAGCACAAGTGGCACAAGCTATGCAAGGTTTCTTGCACACTTTGGGGCAGCAATTTGCACCGCAGGCACCAGCACCTACTGACCCACGTACTGGGCAGTTGCTTGTTCAAGGTAACCAGCAACCACAGAACTGGGCAGACTTTTTTAATCAATAGAGCCACAGGCTCTGGAGTTTTATCATGGCTTTACAAGATAGCTACTACTACAACACCACAAACTCTGGCACTCAGGACTACTTAGCCAAGTCGTTTGCTGGGACTCTTATCCGCCTCAGCCCCAATGGCCAATGCCCATTGTTTGGCTTAACCTCCATGCTACCTGAAGCGAAAGCTACAGCAGTTGAGCACGGCTACTTTGCCAAAACAATGGTGTTCCCTTCGGTGCAGATGAACGGTGCAGTCCTTGCCGCAGCCACAAGCCTTGTGGTTGACAGCACAGACAACATCCTAGTAGGTGAGATGCTCCGTGTGAACACCACAGGTGAAATCGTGCGCGTGTCCGCTGTAGTGGATTCTGTCACGCTCACTGTGCGTCGTGCAACTGGCCAAGTTGCGGCTGCAAACATTGCGGATGACGTGAAGCTGTACAGTGTAGGTACAAGCTTTGAGCAAGGTTCTAACGCACCTACCAGTCGCTTGATGAACCCAGCTCGTGTTATGAACAACACACAAATCTTCCGTAGCAGCTGGGCATTAGCTGGCACTGTCACAGCAATCACACCGATTGTAGGCAGCAGCTTGGTAGCTGAATCTCGCATTGACTGCGGCCTGTTCCACGGGGCGGACATTGAAAAGGCTATGTTCTTCGGACAGAAGTCAGGTCAGACCATCAACAGCCAGTACCTTACAACTATGGACGGTATCATTGAGTCTGTGCGCCGTCTCGGCCCAGCTGGCAATACCACTGTGGCTGGAGGCACCACCACCTATGCGCAGTTGCAAACTGCCCTAAACGGTTGCTTCGATGTTACAAGCAATGGTCGTACAGGTAACCGCCGCACGCTGTTTGTAGGTGGCTTGGCTCGCCATGTTATAAACGAGATTGGACGCTTGAGCGGCAACTACCAAATCCTGGACGGTGCAACAAGCTTTGGCTTGCAGTTCCAATCCTTCCGCACCAGTCGTGGTGAGTTCAAGATGATTGAGCATCCTATGCTCAACAGCAACACAGACTGGAGCAAGATGGCGGTTGCAATTGACATGGATTCCATTCGTGTACCTTACTTGCGTAAGACAAGCAACGTAGAGTACGGTATGGATGGCCGCTACGTAACCTCTGGTCAAGACTCTGTTGGTGGCACAATGACTACTGAGCTTACAATGGAAATTGTGAATCCAGCAGCCTTTGCTATCATCACAGGCCTCACAGCTGCCGCTTAAGCGGTGACTCTAGCCCGCACCTCTTACAGGGGTTGCGGGCTTTTTAGGCACTGGACTTTGTCCAAACCACCCTTTATAGAGTACAATCACCATGACCGCCACAACAGAAGCCCCCAAGTCCCCAGTAGTAGCTGCTATGCTGGCTAAAGCAACCCCCACAGCAGAGCAGGCAGAGATTGCAGCCCTTAAGGCTAAACTGGCGGAAGTGCAACAGAAGCTGAACGCAGCCCCCAGTACGCAGCCATCAGAGCCAGCGCAGAAGTTTAAGAAGTACATCATGCCTCTCAGTAACTGCAACATCTGCCTCCCGAACGGTAAGCGTATCTTCACCTCAGACGGTGTGATTGTTGCAGATAGCTTCATGCTGGAACAGTACCTTGAAGATATGGTAGCTGCTGGCAATTGCTCTCGCTTCCTAGAAGGTGATGCTGTGTCCTCCTTCCAGAAACCAGCCCTGTAATAGCAACCATGTAAGGTAGAACCCTATGGCAGCCCAAACCCTAGAGGAAGTGATTGCCGAAGTGCTGGAACTCCTAGACCGCCCAGACCTGCTTAGCCTTGCGCGCAAGCGGGTACGGAATGTGCTTAAGAGCTGCCATGCCTCCGCTGATTTCCACCGTGACCTTGTTGCGTTCGCTCCTGTAGCTGTAGCCAGTGGAGACACTACTAGCGAGCTTACGCTTCCTGACAATTTCCGTAAGCTGTACCAAGTGACTGGATTCGGCTCAGATGGTGCACAGCTTACCACTCCTTATGTGCTGCGACGGGCTGTGCCTGTGCGCAGCTATTTCGGCTTTGTGGGCGGGGAAGCTACATACTTCCTGAGTGGTGGCTTGCTTGTTCTGAGCCACATTGCTCCTGTGCCAACAACCACTGGGTTCTACTACTTCAAGTATCCTACCTTCGTAGTGAGCGCTGGAGTAGAGACTCTGGGGCAAGTGAGCAGCGATAGCTGGATTCTGAACCAGCACACAGAAGCTGTGCTCAAGGGCTTGCTCTTTGAGCTGGCTAAGACTGTAGAACACAAGGTGTTCATGCAGAGTGCAGGGGCTGATTACCAGCAAGCCTTATATAATATGCTCACCATAGAGCTTGTGGAGCTACCGTAATGCCATATACACCAGATGCAGAAGATACCGCCCAACCCACGGGCAACCAAGCCCTAAGCACCGCAGCTCTTGAGTTCCGCACGCTCAAGACCTACATTAAGGCTACAAAAACAGCGCAAGATGCGCGAGATGATGCCCAAGATGAGGCCACCGCTCTTGTAGCCAGCAACCTTGCAACTGCTTTATTAGCTCAGGACACCATAGATGATGCGCAGGATGTATCTATCTCAACAGCGCAAAGTACAGCCAGTGCAGCACAAGCTGATGCCAGTGCAGCACAAGCTGATGCCACAACAGCTCTCGCTAACGCAGCTCTTAGTGTGGTTAAGGTCAAGAGCATTGTAAGCATCACAAGCGGCAGTGGTAACGTCACTGTACCAACTGGAGCAACTAGCTGCCTAGTTATAGGAAAGGGCGGGGATATGCAAGGTAGAAACTCCACTGACTTCGTAATTGGATACAACTGTGCTACGGCAGCCACCAAAGCAAACATAATAGCTGTAACTGCTGGAGATTCTATAGCATATTCCATAGGAGCTATTGGCGGCGGAGATTCAAACCCTGCAGACACTACTTTCGGTTCTATCACCTGTCAGAAAGCCCCTAGAACTGTGAACTTAAATGGAGGCTCGGTAGGCTGGACTGCAGCGGCTGGCTGGCTTGTACTTGTGTTCTATTAAACCTTGCGGAGGCAAGCATGGCAAATGTTAAGGCTAAGCTTACGCAGGCTGGCTTCCCATTCAACTTCTCTGAGATTGCAGGCACAGTGCTTGCAGCCTCCGCCCTTGACCAGAACTTGCAGGCTGGTGGAGAGCAGGTAGCTATGGAGGTGCCGCAGGCATACTTCATGCAGAATGTGCTGCCAGTGCAGCGGGGGTTCAGCAGCG